TTAGTGGCTAATACGCTACACCAAGGGCTGAGCATGTCATCGTATTCTGGCAGCGTGGCGCGAATGCGATAGGTTGTTGGGTCTCGTTCTTTAACGATACCAATGACGCTGTTAATCATAATAGCCACCCTTCCACGGATGTGATATAACCGCTGCTTTTATCAATCGTGTGATTTACTGTTTGCACCAAGCACGATCTGGCATTTTTACCCATACCAACTAACGAAATGACGCGCCCAGCGGCAATAACAGGAATGCCAAAACAGCGAAAGCTAATGCGCTTGCGGTCTCTATTTGCGCGGGCTAAATCGGCATTGGTTGCTGCTGCGTGGGTTTGTCTGGCAATTTCACGCTTAACGTTTTTTGTGGTTTGTGCGGCTTTAGTTGTACCAGTCTGAATAACGCTACCTTTTTCATCAACCGCATAAACAATCAGCTCCTTGGTGTTGGTATCGTGCTTTCTGCGCTCAACTTTTTTAACCGTTTCTACTAAATCAATATCGACATCCCAGCTAATCAATACGTCTTCTGGTATTGTGTAAAAGGGTTTCTGCGCCATTAAATCTGACATCGGTACGCATGTTATTGTATTGTTATTCAGCTTTAGATTAAGGTCAGCCTCGTCGCATAGGCGAATCAAAAAGTTAAGGTCGGTTTCGTTGTTTTGCGCTGTGTAGTCTAATGGGATATCCTTAAAACGTAAATCTGTTGCAAGCCCTGTGCGTTGCGCAACTGTTTTAATGATGGTTTGCAAGCTTTGATTATCCCAGCTTTGACTAATACGGGTGCGCAATTGTTTCTGGTTTGGTGCTGCGTTTCCCGATAAGGTCACGACACTAGGCGAGCCTGTATAGCTGATGCGGTCAATTTCAAAAGAGTTATTAATATCGACTAATGAACCCTCGTAACCGAAGGAAATATCTAATGTTGCCCCTGTATCTGGCAAGTTATCGCGCCAAAATCCGCTAATATCCTCAAATGTAATGCTCACCGTGTCACTTCTGTCGCTGATATTGTCCTGATAGTCAAAGCTTATCAGACTGTCAGTCAAGTCGCGCCCAGTGCTTTTGCCGTTATAGTTGATGTTAAGCGCAGGAATAAGACTTATGTTAGCCATGCTGGTTTTGCCTGTGTTGTTGGTTTTGTTGTTTTATAAACAGGAACATTGACCGTTAATCCTGTTGGCAGCGTGTCAGTTAGCGGCAGGTTTGGATTAATGGCGACAATATCGCTTATCATGCCAACATTGCCGAAGTATTTAAAACTAATCAAGTCCAATCGGTCATCTTGGGTTGTGACGTGGTGGATGTAATAGGCAATCTCGTTCATATTCTCGCCACCGATTTAGCAATGTTTTCCGAGTACCAAGGGCTAACGCTACTCATATATCCGTGTGCTGTTTGCATACTTCCTTCTATCGCCTGTATGCCCTGCTCGATATTGCTTGAGTTCATGTTTTTAGCAACATTGCTAATGTTATACATCTCAGTCGCTGATCTACTCATATTATTAACATACTTTAGGTCATCCGCTGATATTCCGCTCGTGTCAATACCAAGGGCGTTTGCAGCTTTTACCGCATTATTCGCAAGTCCTGGCATTTGACCTAGCACCCTTGACGGATTACCGCTCTTTAATGCTTTAGCGAAGGCAATACCGCTATTAACCGCGCTCATTGCTGATCGTGCTGTGCTTAGAGCTTTTGCAATGGTCATACCGTTGCCGTCATCGGTTAGTTTTTGTTTATCACCAATGGCATTTGCTGGGTGCGAAACGTCGCCGTCTGCGTCACCCATCGGCAGCGGAGGGCTTTCAGTTAGTGATACCGATACCGTCGCTTGTACCAAGTTGCCATCCGTGGTCATTTGTGTACTGGTGATGCTAATGCTGTTACACACAAACCAACCCGCGTGTGTGCCGTTTGTTAGCACTAACCCTCCGCTTTTCTTGCTGGCTAACATACCTTTTAATTTGTCTATTTCCGCCTGTGGGTCACAAAAGCGAACATGAAACAACATATCAAGCTTATAGGTGTCCGCCCCAAAGCCAGTAAACTGCAAAAGCGGTTTTTGTCCAATACGCTCAAGACTTGCATAATTTGCCGTCTGTTCCTGCGATACTCCAGTGAAATAGGTGATTAATCCGAATGTCACATCGCCAAAAAGTCCAATCATTGTGCTGCGTACCCCGTGCGTGTTTGTTGTTTCATCATGGTTTTATAGCGTTGCTCGAACTCCGTTTGGCTGATACCTAACGCTTGCTTAACGCTGGACACCGTTTGTTCACTTGTACCCGCTGGCAATGTTATGTTAGGGCTAAAGTGGATAACGTCGCCACCGCGTGGCTGTGAAGCGTTATTGCCTGATACTGCGCCCATTAAGTCAGCAGAAGCAATAGACTTTATCGGCTCAATGTGGGATTGCATTGACTCTGGCAAAATAGCGTTCAAACCATTGCTCGCAGTGATAAGGAATGATGAAATAGCCTTAAACTTCTCGTCTAGCCAATCAAAAAAACCAGAAAACACTGCTTTTATTTTATTAATCCATTCTTGATAATCTTTTGCCCTATCATCGAGCTTGAAATAAACAAAAGCATACCACTTGCCTAGTAAGTCGGTTATATCACTTGCCACAGAACCTATCGCAATACCTGCATTTTCGCCCCATATTTGCCAACTATATGCGCTTGCGTCAGTGGCAACTTTAACCCCTGTAATTTTCTCTATTAGGACAGATAGTTTGCTACCAAATCCGTCAAATAGCTTAATTACAGGCGACAGGCCAACCATAAGCCCATCAATAAACCCACCAACAAAACTGCTAATCTGTTCCCAATAATTAACAATAAGCGCTAATACCAGCGTCCAAGGGCTAAATAGATAACGCAATTTGCCAGCAATGTTCACTATTGCACCGCTGATAAGCATAAAACTACCCAATAACGGCAAAACAACCGCGCTAATCGCTGAAAACGCTGCACCGAATCGAACTAAATCAGGATGAAGTTTAATAAACTGTATCGCCTTTTCTTCTAACCTTCCCATCCATGCAACGGCGTTCTTTAGGTCGCCTGAAATGCTTTCACCAATCGACGCTAAAATGTTCGTAAACGTACCTGTTACCGCATCCCATAGGTTTGTTAGCGTTGATAACATTCTATCGGTGCGCTCTTGCAAGCTTGCCTGTTGCGCCAGCCGTTCCTTTTGCTCATTCCAGCCTTTTACGCCTTTAAGCATAATGGCAGAAACAACCGATTGCGCCTCGTTATTCTTCCCGACTAATGCCTCCATTACCTGCATTTTTTGGGTGTCGTTTAAGCCATTCATCTTATCAAACTGCGCAACCATGTTATCGATGCCAGCAAAGTTACCGCTGGTATTGGCAAAAGCCATCTTACTCGTTTTGCCAAACGATGCCATTAACGCATTCGCTTTAGCTAACTGCTTAACGTCCATTATTTCTTTTAGCGTTGCGCCAAATCCACTACCTGTAGTTTCTCCAGAGTTAAGCGCTGGAACTAAAATAGAAAATAACGCGTTAACATCTTTTGACGCTGCCAGTCCCTGTAGCCCGAATTGCTTTAATGCAGCGCCGCCACGGGCAAAAGCATAGGTTATTTCTGTGGGGTCGATGCCCATGTGTAGGGCGCGTTGAAGCTGGTCGGTAAAGGCAAGCATGTCATTAGCTGCAATACCAGCATTTTTTGAAAGCTTGGCCGTTAATTCAGCTGCAAGGGGATAATTAAGTTTAGCAACCACGCCCAGGTATGCAGTTGCCCTTCCTAATCCGTCTAACTGTGTCTGTGCATCGATACCCTGACGGTTCAACACCTCGAACATTTGGTAAAAATCAGAAGTTGTGCCAGGGAGTGCGTTACCTAGCTCAATCGCCAGCTTGTCAATGCCTGCAAACGTTTCTGGTATTTTCGAGCCTGCTTGCATCATTGTTGATTGCAATGATGCTTGTGCTTGCTCTAAATCGGCAAAAGCGGAAATAACGGGCTTCGCTATTCCTCTTGATATTCCGTAGCCAGCAGCAACCGAAGCCGCACCAACACCTGCTAAAACGGCTGATGTTTTTCTAGTGACTTCTTGCAAGCGCGACATATTGGTATTAACGTTACCAATAAGTTTGTTTAACCCGCCACTCGCTAAATCTTTTAGCGTTAGCGTAATTCCTAGGGACATTGAGTTCATGGCTACCGTTTCCTTATGGGCTTCGCTGTTTTATGAGGCATTGTCCGATTTTAACTGCTCTTTTTTTAATTGCTCTGCAAGCCTTTCCAGGATAAGAAGAGCTTCAGCTATCGGCATTCCCATAATGGAATCCCATGATATGCGCCCATGCCGTGATAGCAAGAGCGCAATATCAATACTACCTAAGCAGTCATTTGCTCCTGCGCCAAAGCGTTTCCCAATTCACCCACGAAACTAGCAGACCAGTTCATAATATCTTCCGCAACGTACTGCTTTTCATCAAAAGTACAAGCGCGGGCAATTAATGCCGCTGTAACCAGTTCCTGCTTATCAATCTGGTCTTGCGCTGTGACAATGCCTGCAACACGTCTTGCCGCTTGCATGTCACCAAGGGTAATTTCGCGCACCACCACTTCGACCGTGTTAGGGTCGAATGGCAGATTATTGGCGCTTTGTTTGCGTGTTATTTTCATTTAATTACCATCCTAAATTAGCTTTGTAGGTTTCTAATATATCTACGCCATCGATGCGGTAAATGTTGTTCATGACATCGAACTCTATATGTTCTACCCCATCTAAGGTGAGTTTTAGGTAGGTGGCACTGTAATCGACATCAAGCTCAACACCTTCTTGCTGTTTGAATCCGCCTAAGGGTAGGTTTTTGA